AGATACCTGGAAAAGCATTATTGCAAACAGAGGTAGTGTTCAACATTTAGATATACTAGATGACTGGGAGAAAGATGTTTTCAAAACAGCAGTTGAAATCAATCAAGCCTGGTTAATAGAACACGCTTCTCAGCGACAGCAGTTTATCTGTCAGTCGCAGAGTCTTAATTTGTTCTTTCCACCAGATGTAAATAAAGGTGACTTACACAATATACATATGTTGGCATGGGCAAAAAATATTAAAACATTGTATTACTTGAGAAGTGAAGCTATCAGTCGTGCTGATAATGTAACTGCTCAGGCTAAACGAGAAATAATCTTTGAGAACGAAGATTGTTTAAGCTGTGAGGGATAAATGAACCTATTAGATGAAAGAGAATACTACAAGCCTTTTGTATATCCGTGGGCTTTTGAGAAGTACAAGAGGCAACAACAAATGCATTGGCTTCCAGATGAAGTACCACTTCAAGATGATATAAAGGACTACAACCAAAAACTGTCTGCAGATGAACGACTATTGATAGATAATATCTTTCGTTTCTTCACACAAGCAGATGTTGATGTATGTTGTGGATATGCTAAGCACTATCTACCAACATTCAAGCAACCAGAAGTAAGAATGATGCTCGTGAGTTTTGCTGCGATGGAAGCAGTACACCAAGAAGCATATTCTTTACTACTAGAAACTTTAGGTAAATCAGATGATATGTACCAAGAGTTTTTTGATATACAAGCAATGGCGGATAAACATGAGTATCTAACCGATTTTAATATGAATACTCCGCATGATATTGCAAAGACTATGGCAGTCTACAGTGGATTTACAGAAGGAGTACAACTATTTAGTAGTTTTGCGATACTTCTAAACTATCCAAGACACAATCTTATGAAAGGTATGGGTCAGATTGTTACATGGTCAATTAGAGATGAAAGCCTACATGTTGAAGGCTTATCAGAACTATTTAGAACTTTTATGAGAGAGAACCCAGAACTGTGGAATGATAAATTAAAGTATGAAATCTACTGTGCTGCAGAGCGTACCGTAGAATTAGAAGATAAATTTATTGATGTCTGTTTTGACAAAGTCACAGTACCAGACCTAACTGCTAGAGAAGTAAAGGAATATATCCGATACATTGCAGATAGAAGATTACTAGGTCTTGGAATGAAAGCTATCTTTAAAAGTACAGTAAATCCGTTACCTTGGATTGATATGCAAGTTAACGCAGTTGAGCATACCAACTTTTTTGAAAATCGTGCTACCGAGTATGCTAAGGCTAGTACACAAGGAAATTGGCAGGATATATTTAAATGAGTTCAGATACAATAAAAATTGATGATAAGGAATATCTCGTTGAGAATATGAATGACGAACAGAAAGCTTTAGTACAAGCAATTAAATTTTGTGATGTTAAGACTATGGAAGTTCAAAATGAACTCGCGGCTTTGAAAACTGCCCGTCAAGCATATGTTAATGATTTAGGTGAACGACTAAAGTCATGAAAATATTCATAGGATATGAAAATGAATATCCTGAATCATTTGAGGTTTGTGCAGAATCTATTCGTAGATTTAATCCAAACCACGAGATTATACCACTTGTCAAAAGTGAATTAGAAGAAAAAGGTCTATATACAAGAGAGTATCAAGGTGAAAGCACAGACTTTGCTTTTACTCGCTTTCTTGTACCTTTTCTTTCTGACTATAAAGGATATGCTTTGTTTTGTGATGGAGATTTCATGTGGAGATGTGACCCACAAGAGATTGAAGATTACGCAAAACAAAGTAATTATTCTCCAAGCGTGTGGGTAGTCAAACACCCACCATTTCTAACAACACCGTATAAGAAGATGAAAGGCAAAGCAAATATGTCTTATCCCAAAAAATATTGGTCATCTCTTATGTATTTTAATAATGATAAATGTTTTTCATTGACTAGCGATTTAGTAAACTCATGGTCTGGAAAAGACTTACACGAGTTTGCTTGGGCAAGTGAGATTGGTGATTTACCTGCAGAGTACAATGCTATGGTAAATTACTATAAATTTCCAAATGCAAAGGCAGTCCATTTTACAGATGGCGGGCCGTGGCTAGATATTCATGATGATATGTTATACTCGACAGAATGGTTAAAAATTTACAAAAACTTACAGAAGGCAAAAGAATAATACTTGTTGGAAACTCAGTAGAGATTCTACAGTACGAATATGGAGATTATATAGAGTCTTTTGATACTGTAGTTCGTTTTGGAAGAGGTGCCCCTTATGACTATACTACCAGTTTAGGAAGTAGAACAGATATATGGGTTACAGGATTTCTTCGTGTAAATGCTAGAAAGTTTTTTAATTGTCTTACTTTATTTAATCGTAGTCGTATACATATGGACAAACCTTCAACCACCACACTTCCTGATGATTTTAAATATATTGATATGTTCTCTGATGAAGAGATTATTGATATTCATAAGAATTTAGGAGTGATTCCAAATAATCCTGTAGGCTGGAGACCTTCTCAAGGTTTTATAGCGATACTATTTTTCTTAAGAAAGTGTAAATGTGAAAGTATTACTTTGATAGGTTTTGATTTCTTTTCTAAAAAATTACCTTTTAAAACAGGTGCAGATAATCCATCAAGTTGGCATATGCCAGTCAATACTCAAAAAAGGGGTGTTCATTCAGATAAGGAAAAAGACCTCGTACTTGAAATGCGAGATAGAGGATTGATAGAGTGGAAAATTTTATCAGACCTTGAAGAAGAAATATTAAAGTTTACCTAATTTAAATCCTGTCTGTAATAACTTTCCTAAAGTTTCTTTTTGCTTTTGTGCTTTTTGCAACAGAGCTTCATTTAGTCTTGCGTTTCTAAATTGAACAGGTATCTTATCTATTAAGCTAGTATAACAATCCCAAGGTATACCTAACTGTACGCTTATTGGTATATGTATATGACCTCTCATTGCCCATTTATGTTGTATATTTAAACTGTATCCTTTTCTTAACATATTATTATAATCTGCAACTTCTTTTAATCCAAGACAATCTTTATCTAGTAGAGTATCTACGGTGCCATTCATATATAAAGGCATCATACTGTGCTTAAATAATTTTAGATTTTTCATAAGTGCTAAATTAGTACACCCATCTATTCTTGCGTCTAAATTATAAAATTCTCTAGGTAAGTCATTACCAGGCATAAATAAATCTTCGTCTTTAAAATTTTTGAGAACGTCCCAGTTAAATAATATCATTTCAGGGTCTAGCTGACTACCTGCATTTTCTATTGTTGGTACACCTATTCTAGAGTAGTAATTTTTAAAACTTGGGTGGTCTTTAAATCTATGCTTGTGAGAAATAAATGATAAACTTTTCATAAAGAAATCTTCTTCTGGTATATTACCTGTAACTATTTCTCTTAAAAAGATTCTGTTTCCACCTGCAACTAATATTCTTTTATTCAAACTAGGTATTTTATCTTTCCACCAGTTCTTCAAATGACAAATCATTTTTGCAGTATCTTCTGTATTCCACCAAGATTGATAAATTTTTACTTCATCAAAATGTGCTATTGCCCATTCTATAGGAGCATCGTCCCATAAGTGTTCAGGTACATAGAGATGGATTCTGTAGTCTTTTGACTTGTCGAGCAAAGACGCAAGAGTAAACATACTCCAGTCTTTTTTATATTGATGTACTATCTCTATCATAATGCTATTTTATAATCCCAAAAGTTTGCTAGATATCGTTCTAGTCTTTCGTCTGCGTCCTCGTCAAAATTAAAGATTATTCCTGAATTTTTTGCTGAGAACAGTTTTAATATTGTTTTCTTTGCGTCAGTTCTTGCCAATGCATCATAAAAACTTTCATAAGTAAGTAATCTCTTTTCTCTCTTTTTTACAGGAAAAGAAACCATTTCTATATCTTTACCTAAAAGTAATGCAACTATACCCATTTCACTATTTTGTGCAGTTGCTATTTTACTTGCATTTAAAAGAAGTTCATGTCCGCCTTCTTTTTTACCCAAGACTTTATCATATCCATATCTTGCTCTTAGTTCTGCTATAAAGATATGAGCAGTTATTGGGTGTGGTTTTATTATATAACCTTCTTTAACTAACTTATCAACTCTTTTAATGTCGATACAATCAGGCTTACACAATAAGTTACTGCCTGGTAAAAATATTACTTTGTCATAAAAATTTTTACTCGGTTGTAGATAATATTTGTTCTGTAAATTATCCATCACTTTGGCAACTCTTTCTTCGTTTATCTTTATGTCAGAATTTATAATCGCCTTAAACAGTCTATTATTAATGTTTACGGAAGGAACTCGAAAGTATAACCCTTTACCCATAAAATCTGTGTATAACCATTTTCTAACAGTATAGTTCTCGTTAGTGTTAAACCATATGTCATATTCAAATGGTAAACCTCTGTGAGATTTTGGTATAAGTTTCTTACCAAACTCATTTAATTCTAGTAAGTCACTAGAGGCTCTAAAAGCAGAACCCGATTTCATCCAGTGAGTTACTATATCACCTACCTCTTCATTAGTACTGAGAGCTTCTAATTTATTCTTTGCTTTTACCATTTTGTAGCTCGAAAAGTACTTTTTCCATTTTTCTCATTCTGTGTTCGTTTTCTTCTATTACATCATATATTGTC